ATGTAGCGGTATGGTCAGCTTAAAAATAGATAGCCATAGAGACGGCTATGGCTACGGCTATAGCTATGGCTCTATAGATTGCTACGGAGAGGGCGGTGGCAATAGATACGGCTATGGCTCTGTAGAGGGCTACGGCTACTGCGACGGCCACGGCGACGCCGGCAATGGTAACGGAGACGGCTACGGAGATGGCGAGGGCTGCGGTGGCTACAACGGAGGCTACGGCGACGGTGACGGCGCCGGCCGTGGCGAAGGCGACGGCTCCGGCAAAGGATAACGAGGTAATATATGGTCAGTTTAAAGATATATTGCGAGGGCTACGGCGATATCTACGGCCAGGGCTACGGCTCTGGCTTTGGCGGTGGTTACGGCACTAACTACTAACTGATAACATGCGAGCTCAAGCCTTAGAGCGCGCTCGCATACATCAAAACAATTAACAAAAACAGTGGATAAGACTGTTAGTAATGTTTAAAATGCTATGCTTATCAATGCTCTTGTTAAAATCTAAACGAAACGAACAACTAGCATATTTAATGCACAACAGCCACACACTTGGCACAAAGTCCACGTTCGCTAGTTTGTTTATCAAACGTGACACGGTCACCAGCGTTTAAAGTTTTGTATCCTTTTTTTGCTATATCGCTAAAGTGCACAAAAACATCAACATCATTATGCACAATGAATCCATAGCCTTTTTTGTCATTAAACCAAGCTACTACGCCTTTACTCTTACTCACTTAAAACTCCTGATAGTTGACATACTAGTTTCATTAAATAAAAAATATGAAAAATCTTTTTTTAAGCTTTGGGTCTTACTAAGTCTTGATCAAAGATTTCTATTCTCTAAAATACGCACCTTTACGCACTTCAATCACCAGTCAGGGTTCACATTTACTTTCGCCGGTAACGAAACCTTGACTGGGCGAGTCGTAATTACGAGCTTCTGCAATAGCTTGACATTCTCCCCCACCTAAAGGAAGGTGTTTTACGGCACTAACTGATAACCTAGTAACATAGATATTTCGTCATTGTGTTTTCTGATTTGTTCTATTTCATCATCATTCATGCTGCCACCATTAGCTGTTCTATAATCGATTTACATTCACTTTCGGCATATGCATAACTTTTAATATGCTCTGTTGGGTCGAATGAGGTTGCATCAAAAAATGTTTGATGTTTTTTTACATGTTCCTCACCATAATATTCTCTGGTTGCTTCGATATCTGATTTATCCCAACAATGCCCACAATCAAAACCAATCCACATATCATTGCAAGCGATTGGCAATAAATCTTTTAAACCGTGGGTTGGTGACATGAAAGTCAATCCACCATGACATTCAATTTCTAGTGTATTGTAATCATAATGCTTCCATTCTCTGCCATTGAATTCTCGATATTCTAATGGGGTTTTGCTATAGGGGTGTTCATCAGGGATTGCCACATAACCGCATCGATGGCCGAGTGTGTTTAAGACAATGAGGTATTCATAACCTTTGTATTGACCGCCACCTTCAACTGCAATCCAATTCCCATCAGGCACTAATGCTTTTTTATCGCCTTTTAATTTTAATATTTCTGTTATACAAATCATGAATTTAACTCCTGTTCACGATATAGTTCAAAATCATTCTCTGCTTTTTAGTTGATTGCGGTATGTTCACTAACACGCCAATTCCCTAATCCAATTATTAGCGGCCCTGCGTCCTTCATTTTGCGCTCGACCCTTGTCGCAACATGCTAGCTTAACTTGTATCCATATTCTAGTATATTCATGCATCACTTGTGCTCTTTTTTCTTCCGGTATTGCTCTAATTGTGCGCTTTAAAAATACAAAATCATCGTGCAAAACTTTAATGTCATTTTGATGACAAAAATCCTTAAATTTCATCCTTAGTAGCTCCATTAATATGCATTTAAATTAAATCAAAAACTATTTGCGATTCAAATATGCTTTAAGATTAATTTTTAAGTAAAATGTCTCTGAGATATACCGGTGAAAAAATTTAGGGCCCCTAAAAAAATTGAATAGTCCCTGCCTATAACCCACGCCCAGCAAGGGCTATAGCGTTTTTGGGGTCCGTAGGGTCCTGTTTTTCCTTATGTAACGCTATAGTTATCCTAATATTTCTGTACTAATTGTACTTATTTTAACGTATAACTACATACTTCTTTTTTTTATTGTTTTTAAGGACCCTAAGGTCCCTAAATGACTATAGACCTTACTGGGCGTGTATTTTTCTAGGGTCCATAAAGAAAAATCAAGGGCCCTACAGAGAACCTTATGGACCCTAGGCTTTTTTTGTTAAATTTTTAACCTAGGTAGGTCAAAAACCTTCCTTCCGTTGCATTTTCTTCGTTTTTTTCCGGTCAATTTGGTCAAAGCGGCTGCACATTTTTTTACGGCCCCATTCCTGGTCATTTCTATTAAAGACATGTGTAAGTTGTCCAGGACTTCTGTTGCTGTCATAGGGTGCGTATGGTAAATTGGATTGTCATCCCATCTAAATCTTTCAATGATTTTTTCTTCTATGGGACACGTAGGCATATGATTATCATTTTCAAGATTAATCATGCTTTGTTCTTTGTCAGTTAAGCGATAGCTTTCGCCGTTATCCATATGATTTTTAATCTCTGCCCAGACTTGCTGCATATCGATATCATGGTTGTGATTTATTGAGCGCACTGAAACCGTCCAGTACCTTCGGTTTCCTGTATCGTCTGATAGAAAGTCGGTGGGATTTACTGAACCATAATAAGCCGTTCTTCGTGGCACTCCTCTTGAGACTCTGCCAAAAGGGACTCGATAGTGGTCAACTGAGCGAGTTAAAAATTGTTTTTGTGCTGATATGTCAGACTTTTTGATGGTTCCATCCAGTTCTGCTAGCTCCCCTAGCCAGCAATTAGTGCAGTCAATAACCGAATCTTTGTTTGTTGGGTCTAAGTGTAGTGAATCTTTTATTAGTTCGCGCCACTGCTCTGGCACAAGTTTGATAAACCAATGGGTTTTACCTATCTTTTGTTCTCCCTGGAAAACCAATGCGCCTTCAAGTGAAGCTCCTTTTTCGGAAAATGCGGCATGTACGCATGAAACCATCCAACGGTATATCAGTTTATCTGCCATTTCTTGCTTGTCTGCTTTAACTGTGTGTAGAAAATCCTCTACTCTTGGTCTTCCATCCCAAGGCTGGCTATTTATAAATTCCACAGCTGGGTGGTAGCGATTTTGGTCTGCTATGTATAGAATATGATGGGGCAGATCTATTTTTGGTACGCCATTTTTAACGCACAGGTTTGATATTTCGGTAAAGTAGCACTCTGCCTCATTAACTGCGCTAAAATGCTTGCCAGCGGCTTTAAACTCGGGCTTATTGGTCATTAAATTATATCGCAGTGTAATGCCATAGAAGTTAAGCAAATAAGCTACGTTTGCGCTGGTGTTTATCGGGTTGTTTTTTGCGCTGAGGTCTGGAAATTTATCGCTAGGGATTAGCTCCTCGATGGGCTTAGGTAATATTTGCTCGACTGTTAACTCTTCACGTTCTTTCATAGAATACTCCTGTATTTTTAAATCATTTTAAAGCAGAAAATATTTTCTCTATTGCATTTTTGCCGTTTTTATATCGTGTAAAAACATCGTTCCAATCTGTGTTAACGTTAAAATTGGGGACAAAAAGCGATCCCTGATTAACGCTTATATCATTATCAAGCAATGCTTGTTTTGCGTGCTTTTCTCCTACTCCGTTTATATCGTAATCGGCAGCCATTGATATTTGCGTTATTCGAGCATCTATTTTGTATTTATCAATAACAGTGGCTAAAGCGTGGGTTAAGTTTGTTGCATCAATGCCAAAAAAAACTGGCATAACTAAGGTATCATAAAGTGTTCTAGCTGTTGCCATGCCTTCTGCCATCAAAATGGGCATTCCTTTCTCATATATACCAAAACAGCCATAAGCTCCTTTCTTTTTTGCTCCTTTAATAAATCTTTTATCCCCGGATGGCGAAATAAACTGGATATTGCATAACCCGCGCTTATCTTCCAGCTTAACCATTAACCAGCCTTTTCTAAACTGGTAGTCTGTGTCATCGCAAACCATAAGTCCATGGTGTGATATTTCTTTTTTGTCGATATAATCATGCGTGCCGAAAGGCGTTGAGGTGAGGGGGATTCCAGTAGATAATAGTCTTACTGCTATTTTGCGGCCAAGATCTTGTAGCTTGATACGCTCTTGATCTTTTTTTGGATCTGGCTCTCTTTTGGGCGCGTTGGTTTGCTGCCCTTTGCGTCCTTGGCTTCCGTTGCAGCTCTGACCGGTTTTATGGTTCATAGCCCAGTAACCGCCATCATCAAAAAAAAATAAAACTCCTGATTTTTTGCTTTTTGACTCCCCTTCTATCGTAAACCTTTCGAACTCTCCAGCTTTGTTAGCTTTTATCTGCCTGCTGTCAGCAGGTACCAAACCTATTTTTCTGCGCATATCATTAAGCGCAAATAATAATCTATTCATATATGTCCTTCGCTCAATCAAATTAAAAAAAAGCTCAAGCAGGTATATAACCCGAATGAGCTTTATTTAAAAATATAAATTGGCTATAATCTTACCCATGTTTTAGTCTCCCCGTAGTTATTAAAACATTATAATTTCCGTTGGAGCCCACCTGCTCGCTCGTGGGCTTTTTATTTGCCTTGTTTTTCAATCTTTGCAATCCACCTTAATACTTGCTGGTAAGCAAAGATCATAAGTATCAAATGCTTTGCAAGAATCAATGGAACTCATTATTCTTTTTCTCCATATATCTCTCCCTGATTAACTTCAAAAATTATTTTTTAATATCTTTCCAACTGGCTCTGAGCTTCCCTTTCGTTTTTTCTTCCAGCTTGAACTGTGAAGCAATCGGAACAAAACCCCACGCCATCCAGTTTGATATATTTGCTGGCGACATTCCCGTCTCTTTGTAAAACCTATAACCTGATCTAAAGTGCTCTTTTACTTGTGCTGGCTTCATGCTTTTCTCCTGTATTTTATTTCAAGTAATTGTACGAAAGTGTTTGACATAATGCAAGCAGTGTTTTACTATAGCTGTACGTCAATACCTGGCGTATACTACTTACAGTAAATGAGGTAATTATAATGCAAGATACATTAGATAAAGAACAGTTTTTGACTGACAGCATTAAAGATCTTAAAAAGGTAAATAAGAAACTGGCAGATCTGACTTTACAAAAAGAAGAGCTGACAGCCAATATAATTGGCGCTTTGGGACATGAGCACCAAGGACAATCAACATACGAGTATGGCCCGTGGAAAATAGAATGCAAGACACCGGCTACTTATTCTCTGGACAAAAAAGCCTATCAATCTGGTTCTATATTTATCCCTAGCAATTTTGATCCGATTAAAGAAAGTGTTTCTTACTCTGTTGATAAAAAGCTATGCGAGGAGTACATGGCTACAGCTCCAGAAAGTGTGCGGGATAGCTTGCTTGAGCTGATTACAGTTAAGCCTGGCAAGCCCAGTGTTACTATAAAGGAGCGTTGCTAATGTCTAATACAGTTTTAGTTATTGGGGAAAGCGGTACTGGCAAAAGTACCGCTATACGAACATTGGATCCAGAATCTACGTTTATATTTTCAACCCTTGGCAAGCCATTGCCATTTAGGGGGTATAAAAACAAATACAGCTCTGAGCTTAAAAACTTTTATGTGAGCGACAATTACAAGGTTTTGTTGTCATATATAAAAGCTATCGATGAACGCAGACCAGAAATAACAACTTTGGTAATTGACGATTTCATTTACTTGATGTCGCATGAGTTTATGAACCGAGTCATGGAAAAAGGCTATGACAAATACAATGAGCTGGCGTCTCATGCTTGGGGGATATTCAAAACATTGATGGGTTGCCGGGATGATTTAACTATTTTTGTCTTAACGCATAGTGACGTTGATAGTCAGGGCAAATCCAAGGTTAAAACTATTGGCAAGCTTCTTGATGATAAAATATGTCTTGAAGGTATGATTAGCACTGTTTTACATTCAATGATTGTGGATGGTGAATACAAATTTTTAACGCAGAATAACGGCACACACCTTTCTAAGTCTCCCATCGATATGTTTAGCGAGTCTTTAATAGACAACGATTTACTGGCGGTTAAAGAACAACTTGAAAGCTATTATGCTGATTAATCTTTTTTAATACAAAGGAGCAATAAATGGGTTTTTGGACTAGTCCGACAGGACAAGAAGTAACTGGCAATCAGAAAGACGCTTTTTTGCCTAGTTTTGGGATAATTCCTGACGGGACAACAGCTTTGGCTGTTATTAAGTCGTGCGAAGTTATAGAAAAAGCGGCGAATGACTACAGAGGAGCAGATAAATTTATTGAAGTTATATATAAAATTAGTTCTGCTGACTTTAAAGGTCGTGAGGTTGCTCAGAAAATTAGAGTATTTCAAGGTAAGCCTGAGTCAATTTATCGCAATCTTAATATGCTTAAATTGCTAATGACTTTGTGCAACTATAAGCCAGCACACAATAACGAGCCAACTAACCAAGACTTGGCGAGCCTGTGTAACAAAACTCTTGGCATTAAAATCTCTGAGTGGTCTATGCCAAGAAAAATCTCTGAGTCGCCTATGCCAAGAAGAGATAAAGGGATTATGGAAGGCAATAACGTTAGTGAGGTACATGCCCCTTCTGGTTTTGAATGTCAAATTGGAGTTAAAGCTGAGGTTACGCATAATAACAAGGGTGTTGATAGTGCTTTTAGCCGCAATTCAGGCGCTGCACAGAACGATCTCGACGAAGACATGCCATTTTAATGGGGAAGTTAACAAAGTTGCTAGAGGGCATTGTACCGCCCTCTGAGGCAAAGCGCGAATATATTGGCGCAAGCTCTATCGGCAACCCTTGCTGGCGTCGCATATGGTTTGATTATCATGGTTATGAGCGGGCAGACTTGCCGACTAGAACAAGACGTATATTTGACGTTGGTAATCGTCTTGAAGGGTATATAGTAAGTCTTCTTGAGCTGGTCACTAAGGTTGATGTTGACAACGATGAGATCATCCATCCTGAATACCCATGGTTTAAAGGCAATATTGACGGTTATTTGCCAAAATTTGGAGCATTGCTTGAGATAAAAACCGCTAATCACGCTTCATTTCAGCAATTTGTTAACCATGGCTTACGTAAATGGAACGAACAATATTATGCTCAGATTCAAGCTTATATGGGGCTTTCGGGAATATATAAGGCTTTTTTGCTGGTTTTTAATAAAAATACCGCGCAGTTTCATGATGAGATAGTGACATTTGACCCCGATTTTTACGAAAAATTAGTTGAAAAAGCCAAGCTTATCCATGATTCTGACACAATGCCGCCAAGGATAAGTAGCAACCCTTTGTTTTACTTGTGTAAAATGTGTCCTTTTATTGGGGTTTGCCATCAGAAAGATAAGGATGTTAGTGGTGGCTATTAAAACTCTTAGGCCTTACCAAGCAAAAGCGGTTAAGGAGTGTTGGGGAAAATTAAAAGAAAATAGCGATCCGGTATTGCTTATGGCGTCTGTTGGTAGTGGCAAATCCCTTATGATTTCCGACATATTGCTCACTATGCAAAAACTTGGTAAAAGAGCGCTATGCCTTGTCAATAATGCTGAGCTTGTACGCAATAACTCCCAGGCTTTTGTTGACCAGGGCGGCGAGGCTTCGATATATTGCGCTGCGTTAAGCTCTAAAGACATTAAATCTTTTGTAGTTTTTGGTACACCTCAGTCTATCCTTAACGCTATTAAACGCAAAGAGACACTGGCAGATATACAGTTTAACCTTATTGTTGTTGATGAATGTCACAATATTAACCACTTGAACCATCGCTCTACTTTTATGCGCATTTTAAGGCATTATAAGCAAAGCTATGACAAAATGCGGCTTTTAGGGGCGACAGGTACGGACTTTAGGTTTAAAGGCACTGACATTGTTGGCAAAGATTGCCTTTTCAAGTCGCGAGTCGGCAATATTACTACTGAATGGCTTATTCAAGAGGGCTACCTTGTAAAGCCAACTTTTCAAGTAGATCCTAAACTCACTATCGATTTTAGCCGTGTCAAGATTAAGTCTAATGGCAATTTCGACAGCAAAGAACTTGAAGACGTAGTTAGAAACAACACACGACTTACAGCGCTAATAATGCAGCAGATAGTGCATGTAATGGAGGCCCAAAACCGCCATGGGTGCATCATATTCGCATCAACCAAAAAACATGCCTATGAGTGCGCCGCGCACCTGCCTAAAGAGCAGACCGCCGTCATCCTTGGTTATATGGCAAACTCTGATAGAACAGATATATTTAATAAAGCTCGCTCTGGGGAGATACGTTATATAGTAAATATTAGCATTGTTTCTGTTGGCGTTGATATTCCGCCATATGACACATTAGCCTATTTGCGCCCAACTGACTCCTTGGTCTTAGTGGTTCAAACCATGGGCAGGGTTTTGCGTCTTGCCCCAGGCAAAGACCATGCGTTAATCATTGATTGCGCTGGCAATATTGAAAGGCACCAAGACTGGGACAGCCCTTTGTTGCTTGAGGCTTTAAAGGAAACCAGGGATAAAGATGCTGATTTAATATTCCCGTGCCCTAAATGCGAAACGTTAAACGGGTTGCATGCAAGGCGATGCATAGGCCACGATGGCGAGGAACGTTGCACTTATTACTTTGAGTTTAAAGAATGTGAAAATTGTAGCGTGCAAAATGATATTGCTGCAAGACAGTGCCGGAATTGTGAGCATGAATTAATAGATCCAAACGCCAAGTTATCCGTGTCTCAATTCTCTGGTGCACAAGAGACTAAAACTGTAATGAAATCTAGTTACTGGGTGCAAGAAGTAAACGACAAAGTAATATTACATGCTTATTATAAATGCGCTGACGGCAAATACGTTTTTGAAAGGTATATGCCTACAGCCTCAGAAAGGGCGAAAAATTACTTTTATGGTAGCTTTGTGTTAAAACATGTAAAACGCGGTAAAATATTTTACCCTCATTTACAAAATGCCGTTTATTTACGTGCAATGTTAAAAGAGATAGAAAGCCCTCATTCGTTGACTGTAACTGGGGACACAATCAAGCGGAAGCATTTTGAAGATATTCTTTAATTATATTTTTGGCTTCATCATAACCCCATGCCGGAATAGCAAGATATCCATTGGCGTTTTTTCTTTTAATAAACTCTTTTTGCTCAGGACTTAGTCTACCAGCCCCAGCTTTTAACTCAACCCATAAGCCATGATATCCATGCCGTGGGACGGCTAAGAAAAAGTCAGAAACGCCGCGCATTACCCCCATTCTTTTCAGCTTCCGGCCTTCCATGGGGGTGCATTTTCTTTGATTGGCGAAATGGTGAAAGTCCTCTTTTAATTCTGGGTATTCATACCTGAACCAGTCTACTGTTTTTATGTGCTCGATATCTTCTGGCGAAAAGCTCATCCTGCAAACCTTTGTTATCCTAAAAACCTGAATATCTCCTCGACACCAACTACCGCTAATATATATATCACAGCATGAAAAATAAAATTTGCCACTTTGGGCAGAGCTGTCTCTTGTTCGGGGTGGCATCTTTGACAGTAATGAGCCGCCTTCCCGCATTGGCATAATACAAATCTATCCTCGCTCATATAGCTAACCCTCTTTAATTACTTCGGCAATATCCACAGCTCGGCCTTTGACTTGTTTTGCCCATCGGCTATCCAGGGCTTCAATAGCCGCGCGATCATAATTTTTTTGCTCTAAAGCTACGATCATTTTTTTAAATGTTAGCAATTTTGTTAACCCGAGATTAAAGCACATGTTTAGCAGTGCGTTTTTTCGGTTTTCATTTAAAATAATAAACCACCAGTATACATCAAGCTCGCGCCTACACCTGGCAATGTCATTTTCAAGTAAGTAATTGCACTCATCGAGGCTTAAGCCGTTACTTTCCAAGTTGCGACCGACGCCAATTGTTATTTTACCATTAGGGCACTTATATGGTTTTAAGCTCATGCCTTCATGTTCAATCAACCATTTCTTTAGCTCTTGCATGATAAGAAGACCTCCCGAAAGCTCTTACAGCATAATACATTGAAGCCGCTTTCCATTTTGGCATATGATTTGCGAGCAGCATGTCATAAAAAATAATATCCGCTTGCTTTCTTGTAATACCTCTTTCTTTTCGATAGATCCAATCATGCACCACCGAGGCTTCAATAACTTCGCTTTTAGCTGGCGACATAATCCACCAAGCCGCCCGAGGAATGCTTGCCAAATCAGTATCAAAATAAGCTGGTATTTTAAGCCTATGTCTGCCAGTTACATACTCATAATCACTGCAGGTTAAATAGTGGTAGTCATGAAATGGACTAATACAGATATTTGCCTGCGCTGTTATCGACGCGCAGGCAAATAAGATTACAACTAGTAATCTCAAGCAACATCCATTACTGAATACCATAAGTCCACTTTATAACTAGAACCAGTGCCGCCAGTAAAGTCAGCAGTTTGAGCGGACAAATATAGCCCTTCGTTTAAAGTTGTAGCATCGGTTAAAGTAGTATCTACTGGGCTAAGACCAAATGAAGTATCAGCAGTAGCTGCAATTAACACTGTATCAGTTACAGAACTTGACGCAAAAGTTCCACCGGCATTAGCATCATCAGCGTATTGGATCTGAACATCGCCGCCAGCCGCTAAAACTGTACCGCCATAATTAATATGCAATGTAGCTCTATGCAATACATATTTTTTATTTTCGCCAGGCGCTGGCAATAAGTTCAAGCTTGCAGTGTAAGAGCCAATAAAGTCAGCTAGCGCAACATCTACCTGCACATGCTGTAAAGAGTTGTTTGGGATTAATTCAAGAACATCGCCAACCACTCTAAATAATTGCTCGCCACCATCATAGGAAACTATGCATAAATCACTAGCAAGAAAATTAAACTCACCAGAATTCAGTTCTTTAATATTATCTTCTTGATCTGCAAGATATCCGGCAGCAGAAATGACTTGAAAGTTATCAGTAGTAGTAATACGTACTGTGCGCGGGTTTTGCGCCATATCGGCACTTATAGCTGTTATAGACATTTTCGCTCCTTGGTTATTTATATTAGTATACTTTACATGCTTTTCGCTTTAAACCCACTCTAGTACCGGAGCACCAGAAATAAAATCATCAATGCTTGGCGCTGCTACACCTGCTTGAACATCTGACAAAACACCAAGACTATACTCATAAACAGTATCACGCCATTGCACAAATTGCTGCGCTTCTGATTTCCAGTCCTCGTTTGTACTTGTTGCGTATGATGCAATGCTTTGCTCGCTATCGTAATCCTTTTCTTGTGCTTTATTATATAGAAGCTGTTTTATTGCCTGCTTGTATTCGTCAAGCAATATATTGTTTTTATATT